GGTGTATTCGTACTGCGGCTCACTCGTAGCGGGGGTTTCTGGCGGAGGTTACAGATTTGGCCGTAACCCGATGCAAATTCTCAACAAGCCGCCGACCCCAGACCCCCAAAACCCGCTCCACCACTGCAGAACCGCATCTGTAACCTGAGTTACAGCAACTCCCCACCCTATGCCCCGAAAGGCCTCGCAGCCGGTGATGCCGGACAAGCTGGAGCGCTGGCCGATCGATCGGCTGGTGCCCTACGAGCGCAACGCCAGGACCCACAGCCCTGAGCAAATTGCCCAGATCGCGGCCTCGATTCAGGAGTTCGGGTTCACCAACCCGATCCTGGTGGACGAGGACGCCGGTGTGATCGCCGGCCACGGTCGCCTGGCCGCCGCCCAATCTCTGGGCCTGCGCGAGGTGCCGGTGGTGGTGCTTGACCACCTGACGCCGACCCAGCGCCGCGCCTATGTCCTGGCGGACAACAAGCTGGCGCTGAATGCGGGGTGGGATGAGCAGATGCTGCAGCAGGAGATTGCGGCGCTCAGCCTGGTGGACTTTGACCTGTCCCTGATGGGTTGGTCGGATGATGAGCTGGCGGGGCTGCTGGACCCGGAGGGGATCGACGACGAGTCGAAGCCGCCCGAAGAGTTCGCCGAGGTTGACGACGACATTGAGACAGATCACCGCTGTCCATCGTGCGGCTACGAGTGGAGCGGCAAGACAAAATGACAAAGCCGCCTTACCGGGTGCCGTCAATGGCCGAGATCGAGGCCCTGCCGTGGAATGGCTACCGGGTTGCCTCGACCTTCAGCGGCTGCGGTGGCTCATGCCTGGGCTACCGAATGGCGGGCTACCGGGTGGTCTATGCCAACGAGTTCATCGAAGAAGCGCAGCGGACCTACAAGGCGAACCACCCGAACAGCTTTCTTGACACTCGGGACATCCGGCAGGTCAAGCCTGAAGACGTGCTTGAGAGGGCGGGCGTTGATCGCGGTGAGCTTGACCTTTTCGATGGCTCGCCACCATGCTCAGCCTTCTCAACTGCTGGCAAGCGTGAAGCGGGATGGGGCAAGGTCAAGGCTTACAGCGACAAGGCGCAGCGGGTTGATGATCTGTTCTTTGAGTATGTCCGTCTAATCGACGGGATCCGGCCGAAGGTCTTTGTGGCTGAGAACGTCAGCGGCCTGGTGAAGGGTACGGCAAAGGGATACTTCAAGCGGATCCTCGCGGCGCTTCGTGAGCCCGGCTATCGGGTGACCTGCCGAGTGCTTGACGCGCAGTGGCTCGGTGTTCCGCAGATGCGGCAGCGGACGATCTTCGTTGGCGTGCGGGATGACTTGGGAATTGAGCCGGTACACCCGGAGCCGCTTGGCTTCCGGTATTCGGTTCAGGATGCCTGTTCGCACATTGCCTACCAAGGCGATAACGGCGGCTTTGGCAAGGGTGGAATGAGACTAGCTAATCAGCCTTCGGGCTCTTTTGGTGCTGGGCTGACAACTGGTAACGGAATCTTTCCGCCCTCAGTTGTCTCCGATTTTGGCGCCTCACCTGTCAAAGATAATGAAACGGGGTATCCGCTAACAGTTCCTACGGCATCGAAAAGATCGGGAATGCTTGTCCGTCGAATGACACTACAAGAGCTTCGCCGGATCGGCGGCTTCCCCGATGACTTCAAGTTAACCGGTGAGTTCGCTCAACGCTGGGAGCGCATCGGCCGCGCCGTGCCACCTTTGATGATGGCCCGCATCGCTCAGACCATTGCCGACAAGATCCTCAGCAAGCTCTGATCATGGACATTCCTGCCAACTGGACCTTCGAGACCCCAGGCGTTGCCGCAGGCTTTGACCGACACGTCCGAGAGCAGCTCCCCTGGTATGACCTGGCGACAAACGCCATCACCCACATAGCGCGGCACTACATCCCAGATGGCGGGCTGGTCTACGACCTTGGCGCAGCTACCGGGAACATCGGGCGGGCAATCGCTCCGGTCCTTCAGGATCGAAACGCCCGATTGATCGGTGTCGAGCCGTCGGCGGAGATGGTGAAGCGCTACGAATCCCCCGGTGAGATTGTCTGCTCTAAAGCTGAGGATCACGACTACGAAGCTTTTGATCTTGCCGTGGTGTTCCTGACCCTGATGTTCATTGAGCCTAGGAAGCGTGTTTTATTGATGAACCGACTTCGCCATGCCTGCCGACCGGGCGGGGCGATAGTCGTCTTCGACAAGCTCGAACCAGCCGGCGGCTACCTCAGCACCGTCTTCTACCGGCTGACTCTCGCTGGCAAGCGTGCTGCGGGCGTCACATCTGAAGAGATCGTAGAAAAGGAGCTGAGCCTTTCCGGCGTGCAGCGACCGGTTGTCGAAAGTCAGCTCGGCGGCGCCGCTTACCTCTGGTTCAAGTTTGGGGACTTTGCCGGGTGGGTGATTGAGCGGCCAGCCGGCTCAACTGACCCCGCCTACTCATGAACCTAGAGGCCTACGCTAAGCACCGCAAGGCGCGTGGTCTCCGTGGCACCAGCCACGTGGCGGTGCTCAAGGCGATCGACACCGGCCGCCTCACCGAGCCTGCCGTGCGCAAGGTGAACGGCCGCTGGCAGATCGACGCGCCCCTAGCCGATGCGCAGTGGGCCGGCAACACCAGCAACATGCCCGACAGCGGCACCGAGCTGCCGGAGCCGCCTAACACCCGCCAGCCGCATCCTGAAGGCGGCGGGCCATCGCTAGCCCAGGCCAAGCGAGCGAAGGCGGTCTATGAGGCGGAGCTGACCCGGCTAGAGCTGCAGAAAACCAAGAAGGAGCTGATCAGCGCCGATGAGGTGCGCCAGGAAGCCAGCCGTCTCGGCCGCCAGGTCCGCGACCTGCTGCTGACTATCCCCGGCCGCAACGCCGCGAAGGTGGCCAGCATGCAGGACACTCAGGCGGTGCGTGATCTGCTGGAGGCCGAGATCACCAACGCGCTCAGGGGGCTGCAGCATGAGGCCGCTTGACGCTGCGACGATCTACCGCCAAGCCTTCATCGAGGCGCTACAGCCGCCGCTGGATCTGACCGTCAGCGAGTGGGCGGATCAGAACCGGATCCTGACCCGCCGCAGCAGCTCTGAGCCTGGCGGCTGGCGCACTGACCGGGCGCCGTATCTGCGCGAGCCGATGGATCTGCTCAGCCCCCGCGAGAAGCGCATCAAGCGGGTGGTGCTGATCTTCGGCAGCCAGACCGGCAAGACGGAGGTGGGCCTGAACTGGCTAGGCCGCACGATCGCGCTGGACCCGTCGCCGTTCCTGGCGATGTTCCCGACTGAGAGTTTCGCCAAGCGGCAGATCCGCCAGCGCCTCACTCCGCTGTTCACCGACACGCCGGCGGTAGCAGCGAAGCAGCTCAGCACCAAGAGCCGCGACGCGGCTAACGCCATGTTCCTGAAAGAGTTCCAGGGCGACATGCTGGTGAGCATCATCGGCGGCAACAGCGGCAGCGCAGCGCAGGGGATGCCGGCGCAGAACGTCTGGGCTGATGAGGTGTCATCCCTGCCGCTGGAGATGGATGACAAGGGCGACCCGCTCGAGAACGCCGAGGCCCGCCAGACCAACTTCCCCGACCGCAAGGGACTGATCACCAGCACCCCCGGCAGCCGCGGCGCCTGCCGGATCACCGCTGAGTTTGAGACCCGATCTGATCGCCGCCGCTATGCGGTGCTGATGCCCTGCTGCGGCGCCCACGCCATCATCGAATGGCAGCACATGGTTTGGGACACCAAGGACGGTGAGGTGTTCTGCGAGTGCCCTGCCTGTGGTGAGCGCGTTGCGCAGCACCACAAGAGCACCATGCTTGCCGGTGGGATCTGGCAGGCGACGGCCAAGGGTGACGGCGAGACGGCCGGATTTCACCTCCCCGGCTGGTACGCCCCCTATGGCTGGCTGAGCTGGGAGAAAATCCGCGATGAGTTCCTGCGGGCCAAGGGTGATCCCTTGCTCCTCAAGGGCTGGGTGAACAAGCGGGCCGCTGAGGCCTGGGAGGATGAGAGCCTGGCCAAGGTCACCGCCGACGGCTTGATGGCCCGGGTGGGCGGCTACGACCACGGCACCTGCCCGGCTGGCGTGCTGGCGGTGGTGATGGCCGTGGACGTGCAGGACTCCTGGCTGGAGGTGTCCGTGTGGGGCTACGGCAAGGGTGAGGAGGCCTGGCGGATCTGGCACCAGAAGATCGATGGCGACCCGGGACAGGATGAGGTGTGGGAACAGGTGACCACCATCCGCGAGATTGCCTGGCCCCGGGAAGGTGGCGGCACGATCAAGGCCGTGCATTGCGCGGTGGACACCGGTGGTCACTTCACCGGTGAGGCCTACGAATACTGCCGCCAGTACAGCCGTGAGGGTGTGGTTGCGATCAAGGGTTCAAGCCAGCGCGGCTCACCGGTGCTGGGCAAGCCCTCGAAACAGGACGTGACATTCCGCGGGCGCACGATCAAAAACGGCGTGACGCTCTACCTAGTGGGCACGCACGGCCTGAAGCGCACGATCTACAGCCGGCTGAAGATCGACGAGCCTGGCCCCGGCTGTGTTCACTTCGACAACGCCACCACAGAGGACTACCTGCAGGGCCTCACGTGTGAACGGCTGCAGCCGCGCTACGTCAAAGGGTTCCAGGTGCTGGAGTGGATCAAACCCAGCGGCGCCCGCAACGAACCGCTCGACTTGAAGGTGTACTCCATGGCGATGCTGGAGCTGCTGAAGCGGAAGTACAACCGGGCCACGATGTGGGAGCAGCTTGCCGCTCAACTGGCTGGGCCCGTGGCGCCGGCGGTGGTGGAACGCAAACGCGGCAGCTGGCTCAGTCGCTGATCCGTAGCCTGACCTAGGAGGTGTCGCCATGGCATTCACGCAGCAGCAGTACGACGACCTGGTAGCTGCGATTGCCGAGGGCGTTACCAGCGTCAGCAGCAACGGCCGGCAGGTGAGCTACCGGAACCTGACCGACATGATGAAACTCAAGGCGACCATGGAAGAGGAGCTCGGCCTCACCGGCGCCGGCCGCCGCCGGCATTACGCCAGCTTCCGGAGAGACTGAGCATGGCGCGCAAGCCGACCCGCGATCAGCTGGAGCTGGCGCTAAAGGATGCACAGAAACAGCTGGCCATCACCCACCTGCGGGCGTTCGAGTCGGCCAAGGAATCCAGGCGCACAGAGAACTGGTACACGCGCAATGGCGGGCCCAACGCCGACATCCGCACCGCCTGGCGGCTGCTGACGCGGCGGCATCAGGACCTGGTGGACTCCAACCCCTGGGCCAACCGGGCGGTGCGGGTGATCACCAACAACTGGGTAGGGGATGGCATCATCGGCAGCCCGCAGGGCGGCAGCCGCCGGTATGAGCAGGCCTGGAACGACTGGGCCGACTCGATTGAGTGCGACCACGCCGGGAAGCTGAACTGGTACGGCCTGCAGTCGCTGATCGCCCGCACCACCGCCGTGCGCGGCAGCTGCCTGATCCGCCGGCGGATGGATGAGCGTATGGCTGATCAGGGCCTGGTGGGCCTGCGGCTGCAGGTGCTGGAGCCGGACTTCTTGGACTTCAGCCGTGACGACGGCAGCCGGATCAAGTTCGGCCAGCAGTACGACCGCGACGGCCGGCTGGAGGGGTACTGGATCCGCCAGACCCACCCCGGCGAGACGGAATGGAACGGCGTGAAGATTCAGTCGGATTTCGTGCCGGCCAGCGAGATCATCCACACGTATGAGGTGAACCGCGCCGGCCAGGCGATCGGCGTGCCGTTCGGGTCGGCGGTGCTGCTGCACCTGCGGGACATCGATGACATCGCTCAGGCGATGCTGCTGAAGACGAAGATTGCGGCCTGTTTCACGGCGTTCGTGTACAGCAACGAGCCCAGCGACCTGGCCAGCACCACAGCGCTTACCGAGACACTGGAGCCTGGCGCGATCGAGATCCTGCCGGACGGGAAGCAGATCACCTTCGCCAACCCACCGCAGTCACCGGACTATGTGAGCCACCAGAAGCACCATCTCCACGCCGTCGCGGCTGGGTACGGCATCACCTTCGAAGCCCTGACCGGCATCCTGTCGGACGTGAACTTCAGCAGCGCCCGGATGGGGTGGCTGGAGTTCCACCGCAACGTCGCCGCCTGGCGCTGGAACGTCACCATCCCTCAGGTGCTGGACCCGGTGCATCGCTGGTTCAACGATGCCGCCCGGCTGTCCCAGGTGCGCGGCCCGCGCCGCATGATCTGGACCCCGCCCCGCCGCGAGCTGGTGGACCCGGCCAAGGAGATCACGGCGCTGATCGAGGGTGTGAAGGCTGGATTCATGAGCCTGTCCGAAGTGCAGCGCTCCCTTGGGTTCATCCCCGCCGAAGTGATAGCCGAGCTGGAGGCCGACATGGCCGACGCCAGACAGAAAGGCCTCGCCCTGAGCGTGGATGGAATGACGGCTGCAGCCGGGCGATCTGCTGCGGCTGTTGATACTGCAGAACCGGAAGCTCAGGAGTAACTCCGTAGCCTGAGGCATGGACCATCAACAGATCCAACGGATGGCGCTGCTGGCGCCGAACTCGTGGAACGAGGAAACTCGGACCGCGACGATCGTCATTTCGACGGACGCCGACGTTGGCGATGGGTTCCAGCTGCTCCACACCAACGAAGCGATCCGGTGGCCCAAGCGGCCGCTGCCGACGGACTACGACCACAAGCGCAGCTCAGACACGATCTGGGGCGCAGTCACCAATCTGTCTCTGCAGCGGAACGACGAAGGCATTACCGAGCTGATCGGTGAGGTGGTGGTGGACGGCCCCGCCGCTGCGATGGACATCGCTCTGCCGCGGCTGCGGACCGGCTCGGCCCGGTTCTCTGTGGATGCCCGGATCTACCGGCACCGCGAAGACCGCGCCAGCAACATGCTCATCGCCACCGACTGGGAGCCGAATCTGGTTTCTCTGGTGCCGATCGGGCAGGACACGCATGCCGTGATGCGCGGCGACCAACAGCACACGATCAATCCCGCTGATCCCCCGATGACCGAAGACCTCACCAAGGCCGGGGGTGACC